TCAACTATCGCATCAGGCTTTTTACATCAGGTTACTTTTCAAATCACAAACAATAGTAATTTCGAGATTCTGTTTAATAATGGTAAGTCTGATCCAGAAAGCATAGTGTTACTTTTGCCAAACTGGGAGTCTAAATTTAAAGATAGTAGCAACTATACGAACAGAGCCAGGCTCGGAAAACTTAATGATGTAAATAATAATAGTAGTTACACGAATTTTCATGTCAATGCAATTCACAATATGGCAACTTCAAGCTTTTATAATTTTGATTTTTTTGCTATACTTACAGAGAATGGAGGTTTTGATAAAGGGTGTTATAGTAATACTTCTAGATTAAGACCTGTTAATTACTCTACTTTATTCAAAAATAAGGCTTTGAGTACTGACTATTTTAATTGTGATTTTGGGAGGTAAAAATGCGTAATTTTCTTTTAGTTCTAGTTCTTTTTATGTTATTAGGTTGTGAGGAAAAAAAAGGTGAGATTTTACCTGTTGGCTTAGATAAAGAAATAGTTTACACTTGTGTAGATGATATAAAAAATAATCTAGGGCAAGACTATAAAGATTGTATAGCAGCTATTTTTAAAAACAGTAATGACTATGAGTATGCGAAATCTACTTGTAGCTCTAGTTTTAGAGATTTTGATGTTAAATTTTATGAATGTTTAGATAGTAAAGGAGAATAAGATGATAGAAGGCTTGATATTAGGAACAACACATATTTTTCAAATCAAAGAAGATAACAGCTCTAGTTATGCTCAAATAATGCCTCTTGATTCTGATGCAATTGTACATTATATGAATAATCAAACCCCACAACCTGATTTAAGTAAGGTTAAAATCAGAGAGGCTGAGAGCTTTAAAAATATCTCTAGTTTTGATACCCTTGAAACATCTTTTACCCTTGTAACTGCTATTGATGCTGAAGATTTAAGATATGGCGATGAACTACAGGTTTTAACTGCTCTTGATGAAATAATAAACACTTTTAAAGTGGCTGGTTTTAATTCAGGAACTGGAGTTGTGACAGGTAGATTTAATAATTATAAAAAGGGTTTAGATGGAAAAGTTCCTGCAAAGATAAGATTAAGACAAGATGATAGGCTTATAGGGATGTATCCAGAAACTTTTGCACTAGACCAATTTAAAGTCTTGATTTGCAAAAGTCAAAGCGATGTTGATTTGCAAATTAAGGTTTTAGTTGGTGGAAATGGTGGAGTATAATTATGTTAATTAAATGCATAAAAAAACCTAAAATATTAAGAAAATGCCCGAAACCTTTTAATTTTGGATTTAAACCTTTTTTACATGGAGGGTGTAAGCTTCCTTCTGGCCATGTTGCTCAATATTTTTTTAAACAAGCACCTTCTACAGATGGGCTAGTTTTGGATGAATCAGGAAATGGAAATGATGCACAGTTAGTACAAAGTAATTGTCTTGTTGGAGATGGTGCTGTCTATGCGAAAACAGTACCTGTCGTACTCCATAACGGTACAAATTTCACAGGTGGCTTTATTGTTAATAATCGAGGAAATACGGGCTCTATTGGGGGAAAATGGCTACCTACTGCTAATAGAGAGCTAACCTTTTATCAGTTAACTTCTACGATTATTAGAATGTTTTATAGCTCAGACGGGGTTATGGAAGCTAGCGCTGATTTTACAGTGCCTTTAGGCTGGAATACATTGCTTTACGAGTTTAATAATGGCATTTTAGACTTTGTTTTAAATGGGGTTTCTGGGCAGTATAATCTTGGAATCACAGAGATTCATGCAGGATTATCTGAACTTAATATTCTAGCTCAGACGGGGGGTTTATTTCGCCTAGACGCCGATGTAGCGTGGTTCAAGCATGGAGATGCAGAATTTAATTGTGCTGAAGGTGGAAAATCTACAATCTTGCATAATGTTGGAGTGGGTGGAGATGCTACAATTTTAGGCTTTTCTATGCCCACTTTATGGGGAAAACAAGACGTTTATCATTATAATATAAAGGGCTTCGATTTATGGACAAATGGAGTTGCAGGAGAAGAAATAAGAGTGCCTGTCGGCTCTACTGTTATCGAAGCAGGATACATCTTTGCGAGTACAAATTTAGGTGGTGCTTGGCATAATAATGCAGAGAGTGCAATACAACTTCCTGCAACCCTAAAAACCGTAATAGATGGGGACATTGTAAATCCTCTTTTTTATGCAGATTGGCAGACTTTTTATGGGACTCTTGGGATATCTGCCTTATCTAACACAGAAGAAAATAAACATAAATTCATGGTTTTTTATGACAAATTTTTGACTGAAAAAGAAGCTATAGAAGCTCAAAAATGTATTAAGGCATCTACTGGAGTGGATATCTTATTAAACATAGATGGTAACCCAGTTTACAGTTTAAACAACTTACTAGTATTAATCCCTTAGAGGAGGAAAAGATGACACAATTATTAAATAGAAGCGTAGATAGTTTAAACCAGTTGCTGGATACTATAGAAGAAGAAATAATAGCGAGTTCTTATCTCAGAAATGGGACTATTACTTGCACAGATGCTGACAGATGGTACCCTTTAAGCGGTATTTTAATTAGAAAAAGTACAGAAGGTTTTACAGAAAATGGAGACTCTATTAGTTATGCAAGTTTGATAAATAGAATCTTAAAAATAAACTACTTTGTATCTACAAAATGTAGTAAAAATGGAGCAACTCTTACTTTTGCTGTACTTAAAACTAGAGCTACTATAGAGACAGAAATTGCAGGCTCGGATAAGCCTAGAGAGTTTTCTACAGGAAGCTTAGGAAGCTTAAGTAATGGTACAACAGAAGAAATTCAAACAGGCGATAAATTACAATTAGTTGTAAAAAGTTCTATTGCTGCAAATGTGTTAACAGAACTTAGCATTAATACTGTTGTCACAAAAGCACACAGTAAATAGAGGTAAAGATGTATATAAAAGTTAAAATACAAGATGTAAAAGAGGGGAAAATAAGCACTCGAGTAGGTGCAGATTTAGCTCGTATACTTCGCAGACATGGGCTTTCTATCTACGCAGACGATGACATAGGGCATAAGTTATCTTTCGTGGATATTGGAGAGTATAGGTACCTCTTAGTGCGCGTTTTCGATTTTACAAGAGAGGTGAATGGAATAACTCAAAAGGGTAGATATAGTACCCCTACACAGACTGAAATTAATGATATAGATAAGTATATAAAAGATAATGGATTTATTACTGTAGAAAATTTACCAGCGCAGGAAATGATATGAGTATATCTATAACTTTACATCAAAATAACAAAATTTATAAAAAAAATGATGAAAATAAAATTTATTTCAATAACTTATTTGCTCCTATTTTAGTTTCAAATCATCACGATACTTTAGTTTTAACAGATACAATGATATTAAAAGCCTTGAGATTGCTAGATACTCACAATAGGATAAATAATGCATTCCTTAAAGCTTTTAATGTTATTGTAAAAAGTGGTTCTGCAATAAGAACTCCAAAAATAAATAAAAAAATTGGTGGAGCTTTATTCTCTCAGCATCCTGAAATCGAGGCTGATGATTTACATTTTTATACTAAAGAAGGTGTAAGAATATTGGATAAAAATAAATTAAAAATGTATTATGATTTTTTAATAAAAAATTTTGGTGATGAATTAAGACAAGTTATTTTATATACTACTTTTGTGCATGTTTCTTTAAATACTAATAGAAGATTTGTAACTAAGAGAAGGTTTATTAAAAGAAATATGAAGAAGGCTTTAACAGATGGATAAAAAAAAAGAGCAAGAATATAAAGATGAAATAAAAAGATTAAAAAAAGCGAACAATAAATTGAGAGAGGAAAATAAAAAATATATTAAAAAGGACTAATTTATGCCAAAACCGATAATAATAAGATGTGTTGATTGCTATAAACCTGCAACTACAAGAATGCAAGTGCAAGATTTCGTAATTCCCTTGTGCTGGAGTTGCAGCACAAAGAGAGGTAAAAAGCCACCTGCAGAAGATGTTAAAACTATAATATTAAAAGAAAATACTGGAGAAATTGAGCCTAATATCTATGATATGGAGACAGTCTGTAATGGATGCGGAAACTCTCTTGTAAAAAAAATAGGTATAGAAGCTAATCTTATATTTTATCCTGCTTGTCTGAGACATGACTTTAGATATTCTAGATTTTCAAAATGCTCTAGAGAAAAAGCTGATGATTTATTTCGTAAAGAAATGCAGGAGTTAATTGATAAAGGTGATTATAGTTTTGCTGAAGATTTACTTTATGAAATCATGCAAGAGCTTTACTATCAGCTGGTTGATAAATTTGGAGCAGGAAGCTATGAAGAGTATAACCCTGGCTTACCTTTACCATCTACAAGAGTCGCTATTTGTGACAAGATAGATGCAAAAAAAATCAGATGCGTGCAGTTAAAAACAAAAGTTAAGATAAATAATTTAGAGGTTTACATTTGGAGATGGTGGACTAGGTCTGAAGCTGAGGTTTTAGGTTTAATTTAATTATTCAATTTCTTTTGGGTATGTTTCACAAGTAATACTAGTTTGTTTCAAAAATAATTCCTCACTTACAACATTATTTTTTATCAAAATAACATCCTCTAAAGGATTATCAAGCTCATTATAAAAAGTATTACTTAAAAGGTCTATCGCAAGATTGGCCATGCTTTCAGGAGTAATATTATTAGGGTCAAATAAAGGTTTTCTGAGTATCATAATAGTACATTTTGTACAAGCTCCAGCCTTAACCATAAACCCTTCATTATCTTTTTTTAATTCTGTATATCCAGCCTTATACTTGTGGCAAAAATTACACATTAAAAAATCCTTTCTCTTAAAGTCTTTAATTAATTTGTGAATAATATGATCTTTATAATCCTTTTCCTTTATAATAAAATCAGCTATTTCATACTCTTTTAAAGTTTTTTTATTAAACCTAAACATAATTAATCCTTTTTAACTTTATTATTAAAAAAATCATCAACCTCTTTCCTTTCGGTTTTAGATAACTCACTTCTTTTTATGCCAAACTTTTTAATTTTTGTTTTATGGCTTTTCTCCAAAAATTCACTTAGTTTTTCAGCAGTAAAGCAAAATCCGTTCCCTGATATATCTACATTGTTAATAATAAAGTTGAAGCCTTGCCATAAACTTTGAGGGTCAAATGTGTCAATCACATCTAATTTAAAATCATTTTCCTCTAAGAAGTCACATAGTTTACCTGACAATTCATCACTTAATTCAAATCTATTTTTTATAAGCTCATAGTCATTGTGATTATATTGTATGTGTTCTAAATTTTTTAATCCTACATATATTTTTATAACTCTCATACTTTCCTCTTTAAAGAATTTAATAACAATCCTGCAAATATAATTTTTAATTCATCATCTTTTTTGTTTTCATAAGCTTTCAAAGTTTTCTGAAAATCAACAATTATTCCTAAGTTAACCACTTCTTGAATCATCTCTGTTTGCCCTTGCCTTCTAAAAAAATCTAACATTTTACACCTCTATTTAGTCTTGATTTATTAAAATAACTGAATCTGCAAGGTTTTTGCAAAGTGAAATTAATTCAGTTTTACACAGCGAATTTAAGTCAGTATCACTATACTCGTAAGTGTCACAAGAAGGACAACCTTCATTGTTCCATTCCTGCATTACATAATGTGCTTTAAATCCTATTTGACCACAGGAGCATTTAACTAATTTATAATTATTTATTCTTACTTCTTTCTTAGATAAATCTCTTAAATTCATATTTTCCTCCTAAGCCTGATAATTCCATTAACAATAAAAAATATAAATAACGGGAAAACTAGCAAAATTGTTAAAAATGATACAGTGACAATGATAAAATAGTTAATCATCAAACCCCCATGAATGAGCCCATGTTACAAAGTCTTCATTAATTAGCTCAGAAAGTTTGTGCTCTTGTAGTCCAATTTGAGCAGCTTGATTTTTATCTCTGTCAATGTAATGTCTTGTCATCGCTTCCTCAAAGCTCATATTAATACCTTTTCTTCTATACATTAGTATTATTTCTTGAATTTTTAAACGTTTTTCAGCTCCAGTAATTTCACTAGGCTTTTCAAGTTCCACAAATACTTTTAATGAAATTCTTGAGTGATGATCAATGTCAACTGGTATGCTTGCTACTGTGTAAAAAACTTTATTTTCTTTATAGTTATGATCATAAAATTTTTGATCAACAGGGAACGAAAACAAGCCTTTTCTCATGCAAGTTCTATGAAACTCTTTGAGCTTCATTTTCTGAAAATCTTCACTTGAATACATTTCTAGTAAATTATTTTGCTGCATAATTTTAAATTCAAGCTCTTTTATTTCATAGTGATGATTACTTTTACTTTTCTTTAGTTTTTTATTTTTTTCTTCTAAAGCTTTTATTTTCTTTTTTAATTTATCAATTCTAGTCATTGTCTGCTCCATTAAGATTTAATTTTTCCTGCTCTTTTCTTATTTTTTCAATCTGATATTGAAGCAATTTATTTATTTCCTTATAAGTACTTTTGACAACTACCCATATTTCGATATTATATTCATCATGTGAAAATTTTAAATTTAGTGTTTTTAAGTATGTGCAATTTTTACTTACATACACCTTATCAGTATGCTTAACATTGTTTAATTCTGTCATTAGCTCTTTTTCATTATCATATAAAAAATCAGCAAAATCTTTTTTCTTGCCAATATAATTTTTTTCATGCATTAAATTATTTAACTGGTTAATTAATTTCATTTTCTACTCCTTACATTGCAATGCTTTAACTGCAATCGCTATTTTCTTGTAATATTTCAACTCTTGTTCCGTAATAATTCACACATTCATCACAAGTCCAAGACTCTTTTCTTAGTAGCGGGTGCCATATTTTAAGTAAATATTTTTCATATTTCATAGACTCACAACAAGAACATGTTTTCCTTTTCTTGTTATGAGTAACATTTGTTTTTCTTTTTTTAGTATGTGTTATAGTTGCCATTATTCTACCTCGATAATATCTTTAATTAATTCAGTATCTTCAACAAAGAAATATTTATTGTTATTAGCCCCTATTGTTGTTATATGCTCTCTTTTAGAAATATCAAAAGGATCATCTATAATAACATCTTTTCTTTTTTTATTTTTAAATATTATTCTAATTTTCATAGCAAACTCTTTTTAATATTTCCTTTAATCTATCTGTATCAAACCCATAAACAAACAATTGGTCATAAACATTTTTATTTAAAGCCCTGCTGGTGAATTTATTGTAATATTCAATATCTAAGTTTTTATAAAAAATAATAAATAATTTTTTATCATCTCTTAGCTCCTGAATTAAACTATCCATTTTTAAGTGTCTAGCTTTTATATATTCAATACTGTTCCCAAAATTACCAGCTAGTACTGCTCTTGCTTCAGCAGCTACCCAGCTAGAGCTTATAACTTTTATTTTAAACTCATTCATATCTACTCCTAATTAAAAAGAATACAAGCTCTGCAATTAATATAAAGCCTGAATATAATAAAACCAAATTTAATAAATCCTTCATAACTCTCCTTACCATGATATTTTATAATCACCTGTTATTTTGCTGACCTTTTCATCTTTAAACTGTAGACTTTTTTTGTCCTGATAAAACTTCATAATATCAACACCACTTTTTTTAAAAAACAGCCTACCACTTTTAACAACATATTTTTTATTATCAATTTTTTTATTATCATGATCAAATTTTAAATTATGGAGCTTGCAAAATCTTATATAATCAAATTCAACTTTTGTTAAACCTTCAGGCTGGTTATACCTTAAGCATCCACAAGAAGCAGGAAGGCCTTTTTTTAGCCTTCCTAATTGCCTCCAGCCTATTGATCCACAAATACAAGTGAATTGATAATACCTTATGCTTTTACCAGCTTTATTAATGACATCTTTATGTTTCCCAGTGCTGCAAAAGTTTCCAATAATTATATCAGGTTCTAATATTTGCTTTTCGGTTTTCATATTGTTCTCCATAAAAAATAGGGGCTAATCTATTTTAGCCCCTTAAAGTCATTAAAGTGCTTGCTGGTAATCTCTTGTCAATTGTTCACTATCATTACTTATCATTTCTTCAATTCTTTGATAATAATCAATTACTAAATTCTTTTCTTGTATTTGACTATAATTTTCAACTTGAAACTCTATTAAGACTTTTTTAGCAAGAGCAAATCTTGCTTTTAGATCGTGCTCAAACCTTTCATAATCATTTGCATTTACTTCAATCAATTTGCTTACATTAAAGGAATCTAATAAAACTTTTGATAAATCTCTTTTTTGAATTTTATCAGCTGGATTTTTAACAATCCATGTTTTTATTTTTTTATCAAACACCTGAGCAGGTGTTAATTTTCTTACAGGTTTTTGAACTATTGGGTTTTCCCCACTAGTTCGATAGTTATTGTTTTGATAATTATTATTGCTATTTCTATTATTTTTAATCTCAATAGTTTCTTCATCAGCATCAGCTTCACCTGATGTAATATTGAACAGCTTTGCATAAAATCTTTTTTGGATTTCAGTTGAAGCTTTACTAAATGCTTTATCATTATAATCACTTGCTTCACCTTCCCAGCTCTTAATTATAGTGTATCCAGTTTCACAATCTATAATTTCGAAAGTGGCTTTCAGGCTTACAGTATTTATTCTTTTTGCATTATTATACTTGTCCTGGTATTCATAAACACTTCTTTGACTTTCAGTTATTTCAGGAATTATCACAACTTTTTTATCTAGCATGTATTTAGATAGTAGAGCGTTTATTTGCTCATATCCAATATAAGCAAATTTTTGTTGTTGGTTCTTTCCATCTTTTTGAATACCTACCATTAAAGCAGATATTTCAGCTAGCTTCATTGCCAGCTTAGCTTTATTGATGTTTTCTGATGATTTACTCATAACTCTCCTTTCAGGGTAAAGATAAAGCTCTGATAACCCCCTTAAAATTATCAAAGATGCTTAGTTTTACTTCACATTTTATCATAAATAGACTGCAGTCCATCAATTACTACCTTTATACTTTCCTTTCTGTGAAACTCTATTATTGCAACAATACTGTCTATCAACTCGCTAATTTCTTTTTGCTCAATAGTTTCACCTATTTCAACTTCAGATATAGGTGTAAAAATCATAAATCCTAGAGTTTTATCATTTGTTACGAGGGAGTTCACCCCTACTTCACCTTTCCCGAATACAATTTCTATACCTTCTTTCATTACTTCTCCTTCCAGGGTAAAAATGAAGCTCTTGCAATCCCCTTAAAATTGCAAGAGCTGGTTGATTATAACCAGATATTTTTTTTATCTGATAAATCTACATAAATGTTATCACCATCAACTGCTTCTTTTTTTAAAGTATTAAACATTTTTTCAGATATCTCTAAAGTAAAACCAAAGTTTTGCTCATAGTAGCCATATTTTTCAGCAGCAGTCCCAATGCCAACATAAAAAACAGGAACATTATTTTTTTCTTTTCTTATAATAAATAATGTTTTAGACTTAATACCTAAATATTTACCTATTGTATTAAATGAAAAATTTTCATTTCTTAACTTTTCTTGAGTTGCAGTTGTAATAGCTTGGTGATGATTGATTGTCTTTTTGATTAGCTTAGTTAGTTTTGAAGTTTTCATATTTCTCCTTTCAGGGTAAAGTTAATGAATGAAAAGCCCCTTAAACTTTCCATCTGCTTATTTATAACTTTTATTTAATTGTTTGTCAAGTAAATAAATAAAAAAAATAAATAAAAAAAATAAATAAAAAAGTTCTTGACAAATAGAATTAAAATGTTAATATATTAGTGTTAATATTTTTTAAGGAGGATAAATTGGCTAAACTAAACATTAAATTCAAAAAGGTAATTGAAAAGGTTTTATTTAACTTTCAAATGCCTAAAGAGAACAAGAAAGCACTTGAAAAAAAACTAAAAAATGCTGGTAAAAATGGTAAAAAGATAACTATATCAGAATTTTTAAATACTGCAATAGAGCAGTATCTAGGGGATAAATAATGAAAGAGGAATACTTAAAGGTAATACAGTTAAATCTTAGTAAACAAGAAATGAAAGCAAAGCAAAAAGATATTTCTTTTATAATAGGTAAAACATTTGGAGAATTAACAGTATTGTCATTAGCAAGAATTGATAAAAAATATCATAAGTATGTAAAATGCAAGTGTTCGTGTGGGTATATAGGAGAGTTTTCTGCTGACAGTATAAAAAGAGGTCAAAAAACTTGTGGAAAACATAAAACAAGATTATTAATAGGTAAAACTTTTGGGGAAATAACAGTTTTGAGCATATCTAAATCAGACAAGCATAGAAGACGCTTCATGAAGTGTATTTGCTCTTGTGGCAAAGAATTATATTTATCAGCTTCATCACTATTAAGAGGAGAGGCTAGGAAAAAATGTATTGGGCATCCTGCTACCTCTGTTGCCTTAAGAAAAGTTACATTTCAGTTAGAAGGGGGTTTGCTAGATAGATTTAAAGCTAAAGTAAAAATGATTGACTCTACTAAAGGGAAGGTCTTAAGTAATCTTATTGAATCATGGATTAAGGAATAGGCTATGGCAAATTATTATATGAAATTCAACCAAGACTTTTTTGATAGCTCTGAGATAAAACTATTAGAAAGTCTTGATAATGGGGAAAGTCTTGTTTTTCTTTATTTAAAACTTGCAACAAGAGCAATTCAATTCGATGGATATCTTATCCTTAATGAAAATGTAAGTTTCGATATTAAAATGATTGCTCTAATATTTAAAAAAGAAATTAGTTTTATTGAGGAAGCTATTAATTATTATAAAATGTTTGGATTAATAATTGAAAATGATGGCATTTTATATATGGAGCATATAGCAAGATTTATTGGTAAAAAAGATAATTCTAAAGAAAGAGTTGCAAAATATAGAGCTAGAAAAAAACAAGAAAAAGAATGTAACGCGTTACAAGATGTTACAAAAGTTACAAGTAACGCGTTACAAGATGTTACAGTAACGGACAGTAACAAAAAATGTAACGATATATTAAGAGATAGAGTTATAGTTAAAGAAGATATAGAGTTAAATAAAGAAATGAATAGTAGATTTAATGATAAATTTAAAGCAGTTGCAGAGACTAAATCTAAACAAAAAGAAGATTTAAACTCTAAAAGAAATAAAATTAAAGAATCTATAATAGAGATTTGTAATTATTATTACTCTCATATAAGACCTAATAAAGTTAATTATAATACTAAAAAAGATTTAGCTTTAATTCTAGAAAGGCATACTAAAGAAAATATTATTAATTGTATAAAAAATTATTCTGAAAAGTATAAAGGTGATAAAGAATTTATATTAGGTGTTAATAAGTTCTTTAATGATGATTTTTTTACTGTTTACTTAGATTCTAATGTCAACTTAATTGAGGTTGAAAAAGAAATATTAGAGCTTAAAAGTCAGCCTTGGCTTTTTTATAATTCAGACACAAACGGAAAAATGAATGAAGTTGGTGAAAGTCAAGTTGATGAAATTTATGCAAAATATAATGTAAAAAGAGAAGATATAATTGAAGCTGAATTTAAAGTTGTGGAGGGTTAAATGAGTACTGTAACTATATGTGACATAGATGATTGTAATAATTTTTGTGGTGACTCGACAATGTATGATAAGTCTGATTTGTCGCTTGCAGGAATATCTAGTTTTTTTAGCATGGGATCATGTATTTATGATTTTTGCGAAGAGCATCTTGTTGATTATTTGATTGAAAGTTATGATAGTTTTTTAGAAAATGAAAAAAAAGAAGTTATAAGTTTTGCCAGAAAAAATGGTTTTTATGATAAATTAATAAATGTGATTGAAGCTGAATTTAAAGTTGTGGAGGGTTAAATGATAAGAGAAACTGTTTTTACTAAAACTTGCAGTAATTGCGGTGTATTATTTGTTTTACCAGAATTTGGCAAAGAGTGGGGCAGGTTTAGTGATACAGAAATTTTACAGAAAATAGATAATATAAAAACTGATTGTCCTTTGTGTATAATAACGAGGAGTAAACTATGTTTAAAGAACTAAATGAAATAGAATTTAATACTTTAGATAATCAAGCAAAAAAAGATTATCTAAAAAAAGAATTAAATTATAAAGTAGAAATTTTTATAATTGGAACAAGTGCTTATAATGCAGATAATGCATCAAAAAAAGCAATAGCAGTAACAGAACTGCTTTTTATTAAATTATTCCAGCTTTCTATAGAAAAAAAGGTATCTTTTAGAGAAGTTATGAATACTATGATTATAAATGCATACAATAACTACTCTCAAACAAGTAAAATTATGGATTATACAGCCTTTCTGTTAAATGCTTTAAATTATCAGTCAGAAAATGATAAGAAGCAGGTACAAGCTGAAAATGCTTTTAACAGGTTACTTCAAAAAGGCTTGTTGTTTAGTATAAGAGACTCAGGAAGATATAAAAGTGATGATAAAACTTTATTAGCTGCTTTAAAGAAAACAGGCTTATCTTACATTCAAAGTCAAGTTAAGTGTTTAGATGGGATTAATAGCATGAGTGATTATGCTTTAAATAGTATAAGAAAAGAATTTATTAAGAATTATTTACATTTTTTAGATACTGGAACTGATATTAAAATGCTGACAGGAAGTAAAGCAATGACTTTTTTAGGGGCTGGGGATGGGGCTTATAATGTAAATCCTGATTATCCTGTGATGGAAGTTAAGCAGTTAGCAGCTCCAAAAAGTGATAATTTTTTATTAAATCTTGAAAGTGTTAGTGAGAGTATTGTTAAAGGGTTTTTGAATAGATAGAGGCTGATTATGAAAGTCTTTTAAAGGAGAGAAATGAACAAGCAAAACGAATACAACTTAAGCTTAAAAATATCTAGCTATCTTAAATATCAGCATCCAAAATTGGTTTTTAAGTTCAGTAATGATGATGGTAACTTGACAATGATGCAAGCTGTAAGAAGAAAGAAAGTTAATCCTTTTTCAGGTTTTCCAGATTTTCAGTTATTTAAGAAAAATAAAAGCTATGCAGGCTTATTAATAGAGCTGAAAAGAGACAAGTCACAAGTTTATAAAAAGAATGGAGAGTATAAAAAAAATGAGCATTTAAAAAAGCAAGTTGCAATGCATGAAAAACTTAGAAAAGAATGGAGAGTATAAAAAAAATGAGCATTTAAAAAAGCAAGTTGCAATGCATGAAAAACTTAGAAAAGAAGGTTATGATGTTCATTTTTGCTGGAGTTTAGAAGGTTTTATTAGTATTTTAAATAAGTATTTGGAGGGTAAATAATGGAGCTTCTTATAGTATCAATTTATTTATTTTTAATAGCAGGGCCGGTTATATTTATTGTTTATTTTTTTGGGTTTGGAGGGTTTGAGAAGGTTATAGTGAAAAGAAAAATGGTTAAAAACAATTTAAAGCTTAATCAAAGAAATGAAGTAGAAATGGAAATAGCTTTTAATATGGTTTTTCATAATTTTTATGAAATAAAGGGAAGGTATGCAATTTGGTTAAAAGATGAATATAAAATTTTTGAAGAAAAAGTAAAAGTAGTTTAGTATGGATAAATTACTTGATAAATTAATTAAGCTTGTTAAGGACTATGATTTTGATAAAGAATATTTAGTTGAAAAGTTAATTGAAACTATTGAGCTGATTGAAAAGGAGAGAGATGAAAATGACCAATAAGAAGCTTATCTTTTTTAGTAAAATGTTTAATTTTGTTAAAATAATAATAAATTCTTTCAGACCTGACATATTGATGGATGCACTTTATGAATCAGTTCGTGTAGATGCCTGCGTTGAATATGGTAGAGATCCTGAAGTAAAAAGAGAGTATCTGTTGAATCCAACAATAAGTATTGCTGATGAACAAAAAATGAAAACAGATAGAAATTATAAGTATATAGAGAATTTGGTAATAAATGAGAATGAAATAAGACAAAATGGTATACCTTATTTGCCACCTGCTGGATATGACTATAAGGGGTTATCTGAATCAGTAAAAAGGAATTTACTTTTAGATTTTTATCAAGATAAAGAATTTTTTACAATGATTGGAATATCTCAAATTCATACTGTTTTTATAAAAAGAATACTAAAGGCTATGCAGCATGATTTTGATTGCCCAAGTGAAAACCTGAATATAGATTTTGAAAGATATGAAAGAGAGTTGCGAGAATATTTTCATTCTACTAAACTGTGGTAAAAGGAGTTAATTATGAATAATAGAAGAAGTGAATTAATAAATGAAACTAAAGAATTAACAAGTTATTTAAAACTAATTTTAAAATCAAATGATAATGCTAATGATATTATTGTAGAATATGCTAAAGTAATATTTGAATTAAAAAAAGATTTGAGTATCAAAATTATTGAAAATGATTATAAGGATTTAGAAATACAGGAATTAAAATTAAAAAAAGATATTAAGAGAAAATTATTTTATATAATTATTCTTGGAAGCATAGTTTTAAATTTGACTTCAATTGCTATTAACTATTTTAAGTGAGGTAAAAAATGAAATTAACAGAGTATAGATATAACAAAGAAAATGGTAAAATGATGGGGAGTAGTCAATGTCCTGATTGTATGACTTATGCATATAAAGGTATTTTCCCTTTAAAAAGAAAAGATATTGTTGATAAAATTAAAGAAGTTACAAAAAGTGATAAATTTAAAACTAAATTTATATATTCAAATGGTGATACTTTTTTAGCTAATCAAATTCTAAGAGCAAGTAGAAAAGATATAATAAATGAGTTTTTTGATGGTGATGAAGTTTTTTATAAGTTTACTAGAAAAGAATTGTTTGAAATATTTATCTTAACTCATCCTGAACATGTGATTGTTAGATCAAGAAAGCAGGGCTTAAAATCTTTAAGAGAAAGTATAGTTAAGAAATGCTGGGTTTTAATACTTGAAGATAGCACGTTTAAGCCTTTAAGCAGTGCTACAGAGTCAGGAAAATTGTTATCACCATTAATTTATTATGTTTATTGTAGAGCAAGTATTAGAACTAAATGGAGTTTAGTATGAAAAAAGAAGAAAAAAAAGAAGCGATTTATCTATTTGAAGATGAACAGTCTTTTGTGAATGCATGTCCTCTTGAGTATCAAGTCAAATATTGGGAATTAAAAAAAAGCATATCAGTTATCAAACTAAGCTGTAGCCTTTATACTAAATTTTAAAATTGACAACTAGATATTAATAGATTAGAATTAATATCTAGTTGGAGTTTTTTATGAATAATCCTTTGTTTAATGATAATATACCTCGCAAGTATGAAAACCCTAAAAATGTATTAATTGAAAAATTAAAGAAAATTGAGCTAACAAAGGAGCAAGTTGATAAAATATCCAAAATTATTGATAACCCAAAATAGGAGTAATTAATGTTTAAAGTTCTAATTAAAATGAAGAAGGGGAGAGTTATTTCTGATGGCATAAAGTTAAATCTTGTAGTAATGCACCTGAATAAATGCTTTATAGATGAAGATAATATAATGAGCTTTAAAACAAAGGTTAAGCCATCAAGTGATGGTAAGAATGAAGCACAAGGTCAAGTTGATGTAAAAGTTAAGGTTAGTAAAAAGCCTTATATAGACACTGTTCTGCTTGATCTTGACAATGATGTTGATTTAGTGATGATTGATGGAGAAAGAATATTTCCCACAGTTGAAAAAGAGGAGGAGTATGATCAATTCTAGTGTTGAATTAGAGAGACTGTATGAATTAGAAATGCAGGCAACAAAAAGAAGAAAGGAAGCTCAAAGAGTTTTTGATGAAAAGTTTGAAAAGCAGGTTTTAGATGCAAAAACAAAAGTTTCAGGAAGGTTTCAGACTGTTAGCATTAAATTTATTTTAGAGGTTTCAGAGGATGGAAAATTTCTTGAGCTTAAAAACTCTTTAAATGATACTGTTGCAACTTTTGATAAAAACTTAAGTTCAAAATCCTTTGTTCCTATTCATGGAGCAAAAATTGATAGCTGTAGCTCTACAAATGAGCATATAGTCTTATGTAACGCAATGCCTGATATTTATAAAATTTTAAATGAAACTTTTGTTTAGGATTTTATCTCTTACTTGATTTTTCTAACATAGTCTTAACAATTGTATTAATCTGTTCTTTGTTGCTCTTTATTGCTCCATTTGATAAAGCAACTCTTTTATCAAGTTTATGATAGTTTTCTTTTATTTCTTTTGTATCACTCTTGATTGATTCAATTCCTTTAGCTGTTACTTTTAACCCATTATTGATTCTTTCATATTGTGTTCCTGTTGTAAAAATAAAACCAATTATAGCTACAGTAACAATTCCTAAATTAATAAATGTTTGAATCCAGTTTCTCATATCTACCTCTTTTTCAGTTTTATTAAGTTCTTTTTCTATTGCTTTATTTATATTCTTTCCTGCTTTTTTCTTTTTTTTTATCTCTTTTTTACTCATTGCAGCACTTCCAAACTTTTTAACAATAAGATTAAAAGATGGTTTTTCAGCTCCTCTTTTAAGTAAATGCATAAATACCTCCAAGAACTTATTTAATTGTAGCTTTTTATTATCTAATTATCAAGATTTAATTTTTAACATAATCTTGACACTTGACAAATTATAAAAAATCTTAAATAATATAAATGTGCTGAGTGGTGAGGCTGCTTAAAATGAAAGAAAATAGAAAGAATAAAATCAAATGTGGTAAATGTGAACAAACTTTTCTTGTAGATAAAAAAAATATTAAAAATTTAAAAAATAAAAAAATAATATGCCCTCACTGCTCTAATAAATATTTTATTAAAAAGGTGGATTTATGCAAAAAGGGCAAAAAGTAACTAGTATTAATAATAAAAAGAAACAGGATTATGATCAAAGATTTCTTAAAGCTTATAGAAGAGAAATTGAGGTGTTTAAGAAGAAGTATCCTGACAGCATTATTTATACAGATGATTACAGAACGGAAATTGAAGCAATTCTGAAAAGATTTGCAAAAAACTTTAAAGAGAATGATAATAACTCTGCTGTTACTGCAAATGCAATATCTGTTACTTTAAGAAATATATTGACAGGCTTTCCTTTAAGTGCAATTGATGATGAAAAAGATGGATTTGGAAAAGGTGATACTGTTAATTCAAGATATCAATACCTTTTTAAAAAAGATGGTGATGTGTATTGTAAAAATGCAATATTATTTCTTGATATGCATGAAAAAATAGTATTCACTGAAGAAAATGAAATTGAAGGCTTTAGTAGTACTCAAAAAGTTAAATTTCCTTTCTCTCCTAAATCATTAAATGTATTAGTGGGTAGGCAATATCTAGATGAAGGAAAAGAGAAAGATCCGCTATTAACCTATATAAAAGATTCTGAAGGAAAAGAATTTGCATATTATATCGTAAATGCAAACTCTTTGATTGAGCATAAATTTTCTGATAGTTTTGATAATCCAAAAATTGAAAAGATTTTAAGTGAAGGATTTGGAAAAGGTGAATAAAAGGTAGATAATGGCAAAATCAAAATATCCTATAATTAAAGAGATGTTCCCTGCTATACAGCATTTAATAATCAATAAAGGATATTCTGAAGCTCAATTAATAGAAGTTTTGCCAATCAGTAAAGATAGTTTTTATAGATATAAAAGAGAAAATTCTGACTTTTCAGACTTATTAAAAAAAAATCAAGAGGTTATCCTTGCAGGCATTGAGGACGGGCTCTATAAAAAGGCTATGGGGCAGGTTTTGATTGAAACTGTTGAAGAGTATGAATTTACAGTTGATGAAGAAACTGAAGAAGAAATAATAACAAAAGGTAAAAGAAAAGTTATTAAAAAGCAAGTTGCAGCAGATGGAAAAGTTGGAATGTTTTTATTGCATAAACTAGATAAAACATTTTGGGGTTCTCAGGAGCAAAAAGAAAATCTTGATGTTGATCAGATTGCTGATGCCCAAACTTTAGAAGATTTATTAAGTGAAGAAATAGAAGATCCTATTTAGTGGAGAAAATAATGAAAGCTATATATATTAATAATATGATATACCCTTTTTTGGATACTTATAGTTACCAAGCCTATTTTGATGATAATCATGGTGAATACTTAATTGTACTAAGACTTGAAGATGTTAAGACTGGCAGGGATTCTAGATTAGTAATTAGGCCTATTTTTTTTAACAAGCTGGATATAAAAGATCCTGATACTTTCTTTAAGTTTAGTGATGATTTTAGAGAACTCTTAATATTGAGAATAATGAAAAAAATAACAAGTGATGAAGATTTTAAGGTTTTAGATATTGATTTTATAGCTGGTGTTCTAGATGGTGAAATGCAGGTTAGAATTGATAAATATTTCGGGTTAGATTAATTATGTTTATTTGTTTTTATTGTGGTGATAAAATATGTACAGGGGAATATATAAGATATAAGAGTCTTATTTTTTGTAACATTGATTGTTTTGATAATTACTTAGATTTTGGGCAATAGTGCCCTTTTTATGGAGGAAAGAAATGGCTTTAGAAACTTTAAAAAATGTAAAAGAAATTGGTGGATTTAAAGTAGTGGTAATGGATAAATTGAGGGAAAAATATCCTGAAAAATTTAATGAATCAGGAAGCATGGATTATAAGTGGTTTGAAAAGGACATTAGACCTAATAATTTTATTTATGTTAGAAATGATGTAAACTCACTATCTTTCACTATCCAGGATGGGCCAATTAAAGAAAGTGGTATAAATGGTTGTCAAGTGGACACAGTTATTGAAACTGCAAAGACTATTATAGAAGGATTAAATAAAAACTTCCCTTGTCATGAAAACGAAATGGTAATTGAAAAATTAACAGAAGCCTTAATGTGGATTGAAGAAAGAAAAAAAGATAGAGTGAAAAGAGGAGTTGAAGGTTTTAACAAAAATTAAAGGTTAATTAATGGGATTAAGACAGGAACTAAGACATACTGCATATAAAAGAGCTGATAGTTTAAGAAATCATTCCTTTTATGATAATAAAGTAGTAAAAATAGTTCCTGGTGATTCCCATCACCAGCAAACAAAAAATATATATACTGTATTAAAGAGCTGGTTATCTAAATGGTCTTTATTTCAAAAAAACAAAGAAAATTATACAAGAAAAGAATTAAATAGAAAGTATACCAAATTTGGTAGAAAATATATTAAATTTAGAAGAAAGATATTATTAAAAATTGTTCAAGATCCTAAATTAAAAAAAGCAGTAAGAGCACTAGCTGAAAAAGAGTTTTTATTTGATATATTAATTGATGGATACTCTTATGATGTAAATAGAACAACTGGTAAATCAAGGGAAATTGGTTTTCTACCTTTTGATAATCAGTTAGAGTTGATATTTGCTATCCAAAATGGTGACAAAAATATTCATATTGAAAAATCAAGAAGACAAGGCATATCTGCTGTCATGAAACAAGCCATGTCATGGTGTCTGAAGCATGGAAAATCTCTTGTTATGTTTGCAACACATAAAGATTTAAGTTCTTTAGATGGTGGTGATAAAGATATCGCCATGAACTCCACCTTTGAGGGTGTAAGGTGGTTACTGAGAAAATCCATCTTTATACCTAAAGACTGGGAAGATAGAAAGAAGTATTGGAGTTTTGAAAAGGGTAGAAAGTTTTATTCAGGGCAGAAACATATCGTAATAAACGGCAATTCCCTACAAGGCCAAGTATTAGGTAAAGGAACTGCTGTTGGGTTTGCTGGAGATGTGATTTTTGTTGATGAAGTTGATGTAGTTTGTGAAATGTACCCAAACCAAGCAACTGATATTTTTGGTTCTTTTAGTCAATCTGTTGACAGGGTGTTTTTATATTCTACATATAGAAGTGCTTCATTTCCTTTTTATCAAAGAAAGGTTGATAATGATATTAGGCACTGGGATTATTTCACTTTTAGATGGCAAGATAACCCTGTATGCAATAGGGCTTGGTATGACTATCAGGCTGCTAAAATTGGCTATGATGATGTGTTGATGGCAAGAGAGCTTGATATTAATCCGACCAAGGCTAGACGCGGTAGAGTCTGGAAAGATATTGATGAAGAAAATTATATTGATTTAGATGAAAGAGCGATTAGAGCAAACCCTGATTATATAAGAGTTTCAGGCGGTGATAATGGTGGTACTAGTCAAGTTTATTTAACAGGCTGGGCACATAAAACTAATGGGACTTTAATACTAGATGATGTATTTAAAGTTAATGACTTTCAGCCCCTTGATGTGAAAAACTGGTTTCAAGATCAAGGGCATGAGAAAGCCCCAATTTATGTTGATATTGCAAGTAAGGCTCAGGTATCATTCAAAGGTTTTGGTATTGCTTCACTTTTAAGAAAAGAAGGGCTTGACTTGTATGGTGTAAGTAATACACAGATATATAAAACACATGCTCTTATGAGACAAGATTTTAAACACAATAAAATATTAATAAATAAAAAAAATAGAGCTCTTATTGTAAATATAGAGAGTTATGCATATAATGAAAAAACTGATAGTGTTAATAAAGATGAACACTCTCATGTAGGGGATGCCTTGTCGTACTTATGGAAAGGTGTTTGGGGAACTACAACAATTGAACAAATTGGATAGGAGGGCTAGGTGGCTAAAAGAAAAAAAGAAAAGATTGATCCAAAAACTATTCCTGATTTTGATAATCTAAACAAAACAATGTCTTGTTACTTTAAAACAGATTGGAGTGACATTGAAGATTATGTCAGGACAAGATTTAAAGATAATGGCAAGATGACAATTCTTGAATTGAGATTCTTTACTAGTTTAATGGATGCAACAAGCAATTTATTTACTGAAGATTTTGAGCAAGTTGTTGACTTTAAAGGTTTGATTGATATAGGTGATTTTAATCAAGCTCAGCAAAATACAGATATTTATCTTAACTGCTGTGGTAAATCAGCTGCAATGATTAAATTTAAACCTGTCAAGGAGAGAGACCAACTTGAGGTAGTTGCTCTTGATGCAACACAATATTTTAATGATGAAAAAAGTGGTACTTGGTTTTTAAAACATGATGATGAAACAACAATTATTTATATTCCTGAAAAAAATGTTAAAGATTTAAGTAGTTATGTAAGGACTTCTTTTAATCAAAAAACAACAGGTGCTGGGCTACTTTTCGGAGCTCAAGTTGATGATGAAACTGAAGGTGTTGATATGACAAGTCAAGGCTTTGAAGGTAGCTTGTCTGCTGATGTTAATCTTGATGAAGTTGAAGCTAGTAAAAATGATGATAAAAAGGGTAAAATATTTATTTATGCAGTAGATAAACCACTTGATAGTGTAGTTAAGAGTTTTACTTACTATAATGATCAATCTAAATATGTAAAGCAGTATGGTGAAAATATTGGTGAAATTGAAGTGATGCCATTTATTGAAAGATCTAAATATAGATTAGAAAAAGCACTTGGAAACCCTCTTGTTGATTTAGAATGGTCTTTTATTTCAACTTTATCTTGGGGCTGGTTTAATGCAGAGCCTAAACTTTTAAGTCAAATTATCTTTATGACTGAAGAAGGTGGAGAGGAATTTAAAAAAGGTGTTAAAGGCCTTGGAAGGACTGGAAAAGCTTTAAAGCTTACAACAGAATCAAAAGCTGAGGTCTTTGATATGGGGGATATTCAAGTTTTAAAAGATGCTTTATATGTTGAAGGGGAAATATTAACTCAAAAAGCTCTTGAACTTGGAGTAAGCAAAAGTAGTGTTATTGCTGCTAATTCAAGAAATTCTCAAGAGAGTGGCGAGCATAAAAGGTTAGAGATGGAAGACCTAAATAAAGTTAGAAACAAGAAGAGGTCTGAAGCTAAAACTTTTAATAGAAAACTTGTTGAGAAGATGGAGGAAATGACAGGGCAAAACTTTAACTATGAAGGTATTATTTTTAGGCCTCTAGAGGTTAAGGCTGACCCCATGAATATACTTGATTTTGCTGATGCGATGAGACTAGGGAATTACTATACAGATGCTGAAGCTTATAGTTATGTTAGAGACATTCCTCTTTCTCTTGCAGAACAAAAGATTGCTGAAATTAATAAATTAGCTGTTAAAGATAACAGCAAGGAGCTGTAAGATGGTAGATCTAAAAACTGAAAATCTTGATAATGAAAACAATGAAAATCTTGACGAAAATCTTGATAATGAAAACAATGAAAATCTTGATGAAAATCTTGATAATGAAAACAATGAGGCTGACAAATATGTTACTGTTGATCAGTTTAATATATTGAATCAAAATATGCAGGCTTTAATGAAGTCTATTGTTGATAATCAAGAGCCTGAGAAATCTAAAAAAGAAGATAAAAAGGTTAATGAAAAACCAATGACTAAATCTGAAATGCAAGAATTTCTTGATGCAAGAGATGCTAAAAAAGCTCAAGAAGCAAAACAAGAAGCTTTAAAAATTGCTGAAGAGAATGAAAAAAAGGAAAAACTTGCACTTGTAACAAGTCTGACAGATGATCATAAAAAGACTTTAAAAGCTGCAAATATCAATATTGAAAATTCAAGTAGTTCTGAATTAAGCAATTATCTAACTCTTTTAGGTGTAAATACTAATAAGAAGCACTATCACGACCTTGACATAAATCAGAAAAGTAGCAATAGTAATTCAAATTGGAGTGCAAGAACAACAAATGCAGTAAAAGAATTAAATGACGCTTACAATACAAAAAAATACTAATAGGAGTTGAGAAATGAGAAAACAAAAGATTAATTCAACTAAAGAAATTGCTAATGCAATAATTCATAGAAAAATTGATATAACAAGGCCTGGTTATACAGTGCCTTTACCTTATGATTTTAGGAATGATAATGATTGGATTGAAGTTAAAACAATTGCGGAATTTAAAGAATTTTTTGACCAAAATCAATGGCTTTTTGTAAAAGATTTTCCTGATTATGAAATTTTCATTAAAAAAGATCATGTTGTATTCGCAACAAGTGATAAGTACTTAAAGATGTCTAAGATGCTTATAGAATCTCTTACAGCTGAAGAAAGAGAGGTTTTACTTGAAAATCTTGATACAACAATTAGAAAATTAAAAAAGATAAATGTTTACAGTCTTGTAAAAATGTTTGATAAAGAGCTAGAAATAACAGCAACACTTGACATTGCAAAAATTAAAGTTTCTTTATCAAGAACTAAAGACTTTTCATTAAAAAAAATGGATTCTGAAAAAGAAAAGTTCGCAAGTAATAACTTGAAACTTGAAAATGATGCTAAAAAAAGTTATGATGCTTTAAAAGGTTTAGATACTTATCAATTATCTGAGTGGTGTGCTGCAAAAAATGTTGATATTAAAGGCCTAGGAAACAAGAAAGCAATTTTAAAGGTTATTAAAGATTTTTTAAATAAAGGAGAATAGAGATGCCAGATCAAAACACCACAACAAAAGAAGAATGGCTAGGGATTTTACATTATTTTATCGCACCAAAAGTTAGTGAATATAGAGATTTAATTGATGTATTCACATGGGGAAATGTAAAATCTCATAAACATAGAGATTTTACTGATAGTTTAATCACATTTGCAAATGAAGTAACTGAAAGAGATGATAAGGGTGCTTACCAAGGCGGTAACCATAATGCAAATATTTTAGATGGCTCTGCAACAGCTGGAAAGTATAAATTGCCAAACTCTCCTGGTATTGATTTTACTATTCCTGTTGATAAATGCAGTGATTTTGGAATTAATGGTGATATGATGACAAGAAGGCTAGCAAGTGCAAATGTTGTTGGGTTAATGTCAAATGAAAAAATAAAGCCAGTAATAACAGATTTTATTGATAAATTAAGAAATCATGCAAGACAGCAAACAATTGACTTTTTTATCAATATCGGAACTGCAAGTGCAAAGACTTATCAAAAAGCTTTTGGTATTTTACCTCTTGTTGGTGATGCAAGTGATAGACCTGATAATTTTAATTATGGAAATAAAGGTATTACAGCTTTATCAACAACTGATAAAAATCCTTATAAAGCCATGGTTAACACTTTTGAAGCATTTCAAGTAAATGTTAACAATTATACTTTTGGAGTAGATAAAGTTATCTTTTTATTACATGCTTCAGATCCACAACTTGCAGCTGATGTTTTTACTGGTGAAAAAGTAAGAAATATTCAAGAAAGACAGTATGGTGATAATGTTATTCCTGGCAAAAACGGAATGAAAGCAACAGGTTCTTACTATGACAGTGCAAATCCTGATAACTTTATTGGTGTTGGTGATACAGCTGATATCGCAAGAGTTTATCACGATGATGGTATTAATGACTCTATGGGTTTTAGATTTGAAATTAAGTGGGATACACTGCTTGGAGCTACTATCTATGGTTTTATAAGCGGTGATATTGTTTGTTTAAATCCAAATGGAATCTATAAAGGTATTGTACCTGTTGCTCCTTAGAGGTTAGAAAATGAACATTACTGATTTACCAAAAGTTATTGATAAGGTTATTGATGAAAGTATTGATAAATATAGTAATGTTCTTATTTCTTTAACTGAGAAAAAAATAAGAGATGCAGTAAAAGAAAAAGATTTAGGAAAGGCTATTGCAAAAATAAAACCTAATAATACTTTATTTAGCAGTGGTACTTTCCTTTTTTTAGATAAAGATATAGATAAATTACAAAAAATTACAAATATTGCACTTAGAAGAAAAATTGGTGAAGCTGTAAGCAGTTTTGAAAGGCTGTACAATGTAAGTATTGGTAGAGCTAATTTTTTAAATGATATATATAGTTTAGTTAATGCAACAACATCAAGGATTCCTTCTGCAATATTTAATGATGTTTTAGATAGTGCAATATTGACACTAACTGATGCAGGAACAACCAGTATTGCAAAAGATTTATCAGTTAAAATTAATAAAAGTTTAAATAAGTCTAAATTTTTATTGAAAGAATCTTTAAGTATTGCTAACAGGGAATTTCAAAACCAAGTTTTTTTAAAAATAGAAAAAGAAGGTGATCAATACCAATATGTTGGCCCAGTTGATAAAAGGAAAGATGATTTTTGCATGAACTTGATTAATCAAGTCAAAACTCGTGCTGAATGGATAAGGATTAAGCCTGATATTTTTTCAAATGGTGGGCATCCTGGGTGTAGAGATTCTTTTGTTTTAATTCCAGTTGATGAAGTTGAAAAATTAAAGAAGAAGGTAGACAATGGCTGATGGAATTACATTTAATTTTGACTCTACAGCCTTAGATGAAAGCTTAACCAAGCTCCAGCGTTACTACTGGGATAGAATAGCTGCAAGAATTTACTCTAAGATAAAAAGATTAATTAACCAGGGGCGAAATGCCGAAGGGGCGAAATTCTTGAGTTATGATCCTAAATACAAGGCTTGGAAAATAAAAAACGGCTACAGTGGTGAAGTAAACTTACAGGTTACATCGCAAATGGTTTTAAGTATAAATTTTAGAGTTTATAATGGTGGATTTGAAATATTTTTAAATGGTGAAGCAAACAATTTAAAAATGAGAGAAATTCATAGAAAAAAAAATTGGCAAGTGCTTATTTGGGGAAAGGCTTTGAGAAAAGAATTATACAGCGCAATAAATGAAGCCTTTAGAGATGCAGGATTTTTATAATAGGTTATTATGATTTTAACAAGTGAATTAGGGACATTTAAGAAAGTAGGTTTTACAGGTAAAATAACTGATTGTGATGGAAATTTACTTGTTAATGGGACTGATTATAATGCAGTTTCCCCTGCTCCAGTTAACGGGGTTTTATTCAGTAATACTATTGCTGAATTTACATCAATTCCAAACTCTTTAGGGGTTGGAGATAGTGTTAAAATAACTGGTCAAAGTGGAGTGCCTAGAAATAATTATATAAAAGGTATTGGAGCAAATAGAATTGAGTTTGGAGAGCATATACCTGAAAACTCAGGAACTGATATAACTATAATAAGTGAAGCAACATTAGTCACTTTATTGGCAACAATGAAGGAAGGAATATATTATTTTTCAGACGCAGAGACATTGTTTGTAAATAGTGTTTTTCTTGCAATTAAAATTCCTTTTGCAGAAATGAAAGCTAATTATCATGGTCTTGCTGCTGATTATGATATTGAGCTGCATTCAAGAACTGCAGTCGATAGTATTCTTGCTGATTTTAGTTTTGATGCTAGCTTTATAAATGTTGTAGGAATCGGACAGCTGAAAGGTTTAATGATTTTAAAAATGGTTCAAAAAATTGAAGCTGGTAAAGGTGATAGTCCTGTAACTAAAGCTGATACAGAATACTATAAAGCATTAGGTAGAATAAGAAATAAGATAAAAGTAGCAAAAGATAAATCGCTAACTAATACCGAGGTTTTAGATCCTAATAATGATAATGATAATTCAATTGATTTTTCTTTAGGGGTCTGATATGCTTGATCAAATCGTTGTTAGTGTAAAAAATGAAGAAGACTTAAAAGAATTGACTGAGACAATAATGAATAGAAACGGACTACATTATAAAAGTAGTCAAACAGATGAAGAAACTAACTACTATAGAGTTGATAAAAGTTATAACACCCCAAATGGTGACTATAATAATTACAAAATAGAGTTAGTGGTTTCTTATGTAAATTATGGCGAGTATGTGAAAATAAATGAAAAAGTAGTAGAGGATTTTGAGGAGTTTTTTGTTGCAAGAAGTGAATGGCTTGACCAGTCTTGCAGAATTTACTTAGAGCTAACTTTATAATTAAGAGGTGAAGATGACAAGTTTTAATATTGATGCTAATAAAAGTATTTATGTGAGAGTAGAGGATGGTTTTGCAGAAGAATATAACCCTTTAAATCCAGTACAGCAAATAAAGTTTGAAAATGATGGATTTAAGTATGAAAGTGTAACTGAACTATTAGAAATAGTTTATATGAATGATGAAAGAAAGCTTGATGCTGATATATCAGCAGGAAGAATTACAGGAAAACTTGATGCATCAAAAAATCTTGATAAATCCTGTTTAGCAACAGCTGTTAATAAAGCTCTAATTGAGGCTGGACTAGGTGAACTTGAAGAAAAATCAAACACTACAACAATTTCTTCAGTTTCAACAGTAAGTGGTGTTACGACTTTAACTGTTGCAAGTGGCTCAGGTTTTGCATCTGGAGATTTTATCCAGGTTGTCAAAAGTGGCAATAAGACATCTATTTATAAGATTAAGACTGTCTCACTCGATGACTTTGTTTTAGAATACCCAGTAACTGATGATGACTTGCTTGTTATGGTTGCAACAGCAGATGTTAATAATCAGACAAAATGTAAAGTTGCAAGGCCTAAAGATACAGTTACTTTTCAATTTATAATCGTTGATAACGATGGTAAAGTCGAGGTTATGAAAGGTGCTAGTCTAGCAATTAAAGAAGACCATCCAGTTGATAAGCAAGGTAAGCACATGTATAACATTATGTCTGCTAGTGTTGCATATAAAGATGCAAACAAGGTGAGATATACAAAGCCCACTAATATAACTTTAGAAGGGCAATATAACCCTATTAAATTCAATTTTCAGGTTGCAGTTGTTAAAGATCCTGCAACTGGGCTTTATGTTACAGCAATGCCTGTTTTAAATGAAATAAATGTAGAGCATACAGTTAACCCTGGAACTCATGTTGGAGGGGTTAATAATATTACGGGGTGGTATACAGAGCCATCTATCAAGGGTGAGCTAATGTTTGATAATAATGCTATCAACCTTGAATTGTTTGGACCTGATGCATCAGCTTTAACTGACAATGCTTTCTTTTTAAGTCAAAAAGATTATGCTTTTGAAGCTGATGGAGTTAAATTTGTTACAAAAGATAGAGGAGCTATAAATGATAAATACTCTACAATATCTGTTGTTGCAAATGTGAATCACAGGACGGATAAAGAGCCTGTTATTATTTTGCCTCAATAATGAAAATAAGCCTAAACTGGGCTTATCGTGGGCTGTTTTCTTTTCGGTTTTACAGCCCACTTTTTTTTATTTTACAAACCGAAAATGGAGTTAACAATGCTTGGAAAAAACCGAAAACAAAAAAAAGACAAGAAAGCAAAGAAAAGAGAAAAAAATATTCAAAAAGAAAAAAATATTAAAAATAATGAAAGCAAGGTTGTTAAGCTAGAATATGGAGAGGACTTTTTAGTTAAAACTTTGTTAAAAATTGATTATACAGTTAAAAAGCTAGACTTGACAAAAGAATTGCAAATGGATATTTTTAAGAAAAAAATTGATAAAATTGTTGATGTAAGAGGCTTGCTTAAAAAATATGAAAACGAAAAAGATGATAAATTAAGAAATATGCTTGTAAGTATAGATTTATTTCAGAATTTGGAGTCAGCACCTTTAGAATTTATTCAAGAGCTAGGTATGTGGGGGAAAGATAATATTGTAGAACTTGCAGAGGAGTCTCTACTTGATAGTTATAACACAATGTATCAGATTCTGGTAGGTTTTGCTCAGTACAAGATAGATTTAAAAAAAAAGTAGTAGCCGTAATTGAAGGTGGACAAATACTGAGAAATTGTCATAACTGCAAGAAAAGTAAGCATCAGAGGGTTAATAACTGTGGTTATATCCCTGAGGCCGAGAGGCAAGGCGGAGACTATTTTTTTGCTGCAACAGGTTCTGAAAACATGTATGTTTCTATATGTCCTGTTTGGTACTATATGGAGTATACAGAGATTTACAGGCTGTTTAATAGACTAAGAAGATCTTCTTTAAATCTATTAAACATAAGTGTAGAGCATGGGTTAATATATGAATATGGAGAAATATATTTAGGGCAAAAAGAAGAGGAGCGAAAGCGAATGCAGGAGAGCTAAATGACAGAAGGTAATACAGCCAATTTAAAACTTATCGCTGATGTACAGCAAACTATTGAGCAATTAAGACTTGTTAAAAAAGAGTTAAAAAGTGTTGGTGATGATAGTGATAGTGCAAGCAAAGAGACTGCAAGAAGTTTTGGCGATATGGCTGAAAGTGTAATGAAATATACTGCTGCGCTTGGAGCAAGTCTCTATGCAATGGAGAAAATTGTTGAAGCTAGTATTGCGATGGAAAGAAAGTTGCTTAGTTTCGATATGCTTGAGACAGCGAATAAAGAACTTGCAGACATGGTAGTAAAGACAGAGTCTTTAAGTATGGGTATGTTAAGGGCTAGTGATATGGCTGCAACAATGAATGCTGCATTGATCCGTGGTGTTCCAATTACTGCTGAGAAATATGAAGAGTTGATAAAAGTATCAACCAAGCTTGCTTTGGCTCAGAATTTAGGGGTTGAAGATGTTGTAGACGGTTTTATAACTGGTATTGCTAGAATGAGCCCTGCTATAATGGAGAATACAGGTATTATTGTTAATGCACAAGCGGAATATAAGGCCTATGCATTACAAATTGGTAAAACAGCAGACTCTTTAACAGATATAGAGAAAAAAACTGCTCTACTTAATGCGATGATGGATGCAGGAGCAGAGAAAGTAAAAGAATATGGAGATATATCAAATAATGTTCATGTAAAGAATATTGAAAAACTTCAAAAGGTTTCTAATTTATGGAAAACTATCAAAGATGGTGCTACAACGGCTTTAGTTAAAGTTATGGACTTTGGAACATCTATTGGTGAAGGTTTGGCTGATAATCAAACTAAAGCTAATGCTGTTCTAGAAATCATGAGGGCTCAAAATATTAGCCAATCTGAAGCAGTTGAGCTTTATGAGGCTAGAAATGGGCTTGCTGTTGAAGTTGTGACAAGTGAAAAAGAAGTTGAACTTGCACTTATGAGAAATAATCTTTTAATGCAGACTGGTTTATCCTGGGCAAAAGCAATGAAGGTAGAAATAGCAGAATCTGCTATTTTTAGGGCAAGAATGGCTGAGGAAGAGGCTCAGGGTACTTTATCTGAAGAATCTATAAAAACAGCATTTGGTGAATTTAAACTCTTTAAAAAGAAAACAATAGAAGAGCAAGAGAAATTTGATAAAAAGAAAATTGCAAATAAAAAGAAATATAATGCTCAAAGGCTTGCATTAGGGTTAGAGCTTGCATCTCTAGAGGATAAATTTACTGCAAAGAATTTTGCAACAGTAGATGCTTATGTTAAGCATTATAATACAAGGCTTAAAGATGCTAAACAGGATTCTAAAGAATACACTAAGGTGCAACTAGAAGAGCTTGTATTAAGAGCAAAAGCACAAAATGAAATTGACAAGCAGACTGAAATTGATAATCAAAAGAGAATTGATTCAAATGAAAAATTGATTGCTCAGTTAAGTAATATATATAAAGAAGTTATAGATGCAGAAGCTGAATCACTCAAAACTGTTGCAGAAAAGAACTTAGAAGCACTTAAAGGCATGTATACAGAAGCTGGTATTCTTGCATCTAAACAACTAGAGGAAGAAGAAAAGAAAGATAAACAAAGAGTAAAGTTAAAAGAGGCTGTAGGCTCAAGAATAATAAGTGCATCTAATGCAATGTATTCTGCAATGCTGGATGACCAAGAGCATAGTTTATTTGAAATGGTTGGGCTTGCTATGAAGCAAGCAGGAGGAGCTCTTGTTGCAGATGGTACTAAAAATATCCTTATTGCTGCTGGATTAAGTGCAAACCCTTTAATGCCTTTTTCAGGTGCTGCTCTTGCAGCGGTTGGTGCTTTAGAGATAGGAACAGGTGTTGCAATGGGATATGCAGGAAAAGCCCTTGCAGGAAGCCCTGGAGTCTCTGAAACAGAATCCAGCGATACAAGCAAAGAGCAAGCCGTTAATGATAGAATTAAGCTTGATGATGAATATAAGCAAGAGACTGTTGTTAATTTATTTCCTCGTGAGGAACAATGGCTAATTGCATTAGATGACAGTATGGCTAAAATAAAAGGGTCAATATGATAATTTTAAAAAGTGAAAAAGTGTTTAATATAAAGGATTCTCAAATAAAGTTTTATTTTGGAGCTTCTCCAGCTGAAACATTTACTGCATTAACTGATTTATCTATAGATGAACTAATAAGTGAATTATTTACAAATCATAGCATCTCTTTAACTCTTGATGCAGATGATACAGATAAACTTGTTTTTACTAAAACAGACTTAGTGCAGGTGCAAATTATAAATGTGGGGGGGGGAAATATATTATCAGATATGTTAGGTTTTACAACTATATTTGATCCTATTATTGCAAGCGTGGATTCTATAAATGAATTAAGCCCAGGAAGTATTATTTCTAGATTTATTGGAGCTGTAAGACTTCCTTTTTATCTTTCTCTAGCTAATACTGCTATGAGAGGAGGTTTTAATCTTGGTACCCCTAGAAGTTGGGGAAGTGGGAAATCTGAAATAACGATGAGTGATGTTTATAGTACTCCTTATATGAAGCGAAGAGGTGTTAGAAATAGGTATACTATAACAAAAGAAAGATTAATTGAATTAGACACTTTTCTTGCTTATGCAAGGCATGCTGTTTTTGAGTGGATTAATACTAGTTTTATTATTACTAAGTATAAGATTTTAATAAATGAAAATGATAATATAGTTAATAAAGTGGATTATTTAAGAATAGAACAGGTTGATTTGATAATGATAGAAGAGAGGTTGCCTCGTGAGGTATAGAATTGTATTTAAAACAATTGGAAATCCAGAGTTAAGATTTGATAGAGACTCTTATTTTGATGAGCCTGTTGTTGACTTAATGACTTTTAAATATTCTTATAGTGCATTTTCTGAAAGATTCCCTAACCAGGATTATTTTAAAAATGGTGGAACAATAGATGATTACACTTTAGTTGCAGATTTAGAGCATAGTGATTTAGAGATTTATTTAGACAATAATTCTATCACTATAGGGACTTACATTTTTATTGATGATGAAATTATTAAAATAAATACAAATCTTGGAGATGGTAGATATTCTTGCTCTAGAGGACAATATGGAACAAGAAGAGCAAACCATGTTTTTAATCCGTCTTTCAGTTCTGGCATAAGATGTTTTACTGGTGCTAGATGGTCGCCAATTGGACTAGAGGCTGACATTTACGATGCAGAAGACAAACTTGTTAGAAAGGTTTATATTTCTGATTTAAAAAGTGTTGGTGCAGGTGTATTAATAACCTTTGAGTCTATTATAAAAAAGTTAAAAAACAATATATTTTTAAACAGTGTAAAAAGTAAATTAACAATAGATAAGTTAATAACAGATTATAATATTTTTGGATTTAATGATTTTTTAGATATGCAAGTAAGCAGCAATGTTAAAAATGGGTATCTAAAACTCGATGACTATGATGAAACTGGATATTTTACTATAAATTTAAAAGATGTTTTTGAATCCATACTTTCAGCAAATATGAGTTTTTTAATATTTGATAATGGAGTATTTAAAGTCAGAAAACTGTTAGGCTTAAGTGTTTTTAATACTTTTAATGTTACAACCTTGACAAATAAAGTTCTTTTTGGTGGTTCATGGGTAAGTGATTTTAAAATAAATCTTGCAGGCTGTTTACTTAATTTTAGTTATATCTCCAAGACAGAGAATAATATAAATGAATATGAAGATAGTGTTGTAAAGAGCAGTGGGTCTACTACTGGGGGTGCTATAAGCGGAAGCATGGCTGATATAGATACAACGAATATAGTCTTTAATACATACCCTACAAGGGCTTTAACTGTTGCAAGAGAAATAGGCCGAGAATATGTTGAGACTTTTAGCAATATTGTTGGTGAATTAAGCATTGATACAACAAGATATAAAGGAGATGGAAGTGGAGCAAGGCCTTTTAAGCCTAACAAGTATTATAAATCAGATGAGTTAAATACTGAATTATTTACACTTTTTACAATAAATACAGATGTAGTAATGTATTGTCTGGGAATAAGTGGAAATAAAGTTAAATTTGTGCTTCTGGATGTAGTGGCACATAAACCAGTTGGATTAGCCATGATAATGAAAAGTACTGTTGCTGGAAGCGATACACTGGCTTTGACTTCTGGAGAAATCGCTAGTACATTTTTGTATACATCAGAAAAAGATTTAAACCTTGCTAGTCATTTCTTGTATGATTACTTATTTATAGATCGTTACCTGTCTATATATGATTATAATAATACCCTTATTGGAGTATTCGAAATAATTAATGTAACAGCAACAGAAATTCAACTTTTCGGGTATTCTGCAATTGATGATAAAGAGGTTGTAGTGACCTATGCAGATAATACACAGGGTGATATTGGATCTGGACATCTACATCTTAATTTAGCAGGAGAAATAGTTTGATTAATATAGCTGGAATATGCAAAGCTGGTAATAGGTTACCCGCAAATGAAATAAGAAATGATATTTTTAGGATGAAAAATATTGAAGGCCTAGGTTTTAGTTGTGGAATAACAGGAATTGACTTAACAAATAGGGGGTCTCAGATTCTTTATAGTGTAGGGAATGTAAGAATTATATCTTTTTTATTTATAAAATATGATAGCAGACAGGCAGGAGACTACTATGCATTTGTTGATGATAGCCCTATCGATTCTGATGATATAATTTTTAGAGATTTAGGTGGAAATCTAATTTCTAAAACACTATTAAACAAAGAAGATAAAAAGATAACTGTAACTGAAAATGAAAGAGATTTTTTAGTTAACACTAAGATAATTACTTTTTCATTGCAACCAATTATTGCAGCAAATTTTATTCTGGTTGATAGTATCAATGACTCATTTGCTTCTCCAGCTACATTTTCAAGAAGTGAAGTTATGTATATGATGCAGACAGAGCAAAGCAGGAAAACAATAGTACCTAGCTACTTGAATAATCCTTTTAGTGCAAATATTGATTTTATTAAGTTTCAACAAGATATTAATCTTTTTGGTCAAGCTAATTTTTTTAGAAGTGGCTCAAGCAATGTTGATAAAATATTCTTTAGTGCATTAAAGAATCCGTTTTGTAACACTAGAGACTATCCAATGCAGTTAAATTATATCAGTGCAGACAATGACCTAACATCTGTTAGCATAAAAGAGGATGGCATAACAAGGGCGGTTCTCACTCATACT